AAGGCCGCTAAGTTTATACAGTTTCTGCCGCACACAAAGGGGGAGTGGGCGTTCAAGAGGATGCCGATCACCCTGGAGCCGTGGCAACTTTTTATCATCTGCTGTGCTTTTGGCTGGGTGCAGAAGGGGACAAAGCTTCGTCGTTTCCGGGAGGTTTATACCGAGATCCCCCGCAAGAATGGCAAGTCGGCGATCTCTGCCGGCGTGGCGCTCTACTGCTTCACCTGTGACAACGAGTTTGGTGCCGAGGTTTACTCTGGCGCTACGACAGAAAAGCAGGCGTGGGAAGTGTTCCGGCCTGCGCGCTTGATGTGTAAACGCACCCCGATGCTGGTGGAGGCGTTCGGCATCGAGGTCAACGCTTCAAACCTGAACCGGCCGGAAGACGGCGCCCGATTCGAGCCGCTGATCGGCAACCCCGGCGACGGGGCCTCGCCACACTGCGCGATAGTCGATGAATATCACGAACACCCGACCGATGCGCTGTACACCACAATGCTGACGGGCATGGGTGCCCGCCGGCAGCCGCTGATGTGGGCGATCACCACAGCGGGCTACAACATCGAGGGGCCTTGCTACGACAAACGCCGCGAAGTAATTGAGATGCTGAATGGCTCAGTGCCCAACGAGGAGTTGTTCGGCGTGGTTTATACAGTCGATGAAGGTGACGACTGGACCGACCCGAAGGTGCTGGAGAAGGCAAACCCGAATATGGGTGTGTCGGTCTACCGTGACTTTCTGCTGAGCCAGCAACAGCGCGCTGTGAACAATGCCCGCCAGGCTGGTGTGTTCAAAACGAAGCACCTCAACATCTGGGTCGCTGCCCGGGCCGCGTTCTTCAACCTGGTATCCTGGCAGAACTGCGAAGACAGGACGCTGACGCTGGAACAGTTCGAGGGGCAGCCCTGCATACTGGCGTTCGACCTTGCGCGCAAACTGGATATGAACAGCATGGCGCGGCTATTTACCCGGGAGATCGACGGGAAAACGCATTACTACTGCGTGGCGCCGCGGTTCTGGGTGCCGTATGACACGGTATACAGCGTCGAAAAGAACGAGGATCGCCGGACTGCCGAACGTTTTCAGAAATGGGTAGAGATGGGGTTACTGACGGTAACTGACGGGGCGGAGGTGGATTACCGCTACATCCTGGAAGAGGCGAAAGCGGCGAACAGGCTGAACCCTGTTAGTGAGTCACCAATTGACCCGTTTGGCGCTACCGGCCTTTCACACGATCTGGCCGATGAAGAGCTGAATCCCGTCACCATAATCCAGAACTACACCAACATGTCTGACCCGATGAAGGAGCTGGAAGCCGCCATTGAGTCGGGCCGCTTTCATCACGATGGCAACCCGATCATGAGCTGGTGTATCAGCAACGTCGTGGGGAAGTATCTGCCGGGTAACGACGATGTGGTTAAACCCATCAAAGAGCAGAACGAAAACAAAATCGATGGCGCGGTTGCGCTGATTATGACTATCGGGCGGGCAATGCTCAAAGAGCCGGGCAATTTCCTCTCATCACTTGATCCGGACGATGACCTCCTAATTTTATGAAATCACTGATTACTGATGTTATCGGGCTGGCCGGGTACGGCCTGCTCACCGCCGGATTTTACCTGCAGTTCGGGTTGGCTCCGGCACTGATGTTCTCCGGCGGGCTCCTGCTGGTGGGTGCCCTGGCGATGGCCAGAAGGGGGAAGCGTGCTCTTTGACTCTCTGTTCAGAAGTGAATCTCTTGAGAACCCGGCCACGCCAATCAGCGGTGAGCTGGTAGAAGCCGACGGCTTGTTTGCCGCTGACGTTTACGTTAGCCCTGAGACGGCAATGAAGCTCGCAGCGGTGTATGCCTGCATTTACGTACTGTCCTCGAACCTCGCCCAGATGCCGCTGCATGTCATGCGAAAGCACAACGGCAAGGTCGAGCCGGCGAGGGATCACCCGGCGTTTTATCTGGTTCATGATGAGCCGAACACCTGGCAGACCAGCTATAAGTGGCGCGAACTGAAGCAGCGCCACATCCTCGGCTGGGGTAATGGATACACCTGGTTCAAGCGCAGCCGCCGCGGCGAAGTGATTTCCCTGGACTGCTGCATGCCGTGGGAAACGACCCTGATTAATACCGGCGGCCGTTATACCTACGGGCTCTACAACGAAGAGGGGGCTTTCGCCATCAGCCCCGACGACATGATCCATATCCGGGCGCTGGGGAATAACCAGAAAATGGGACTCAGTCCGGTGATGCAACACGCCGAAACGATCGGCATGGGCATGAGCGGGCAGAAGTACACGGAAAGCTTCTTCAGCGGGAATGCCCGTCCGGCGGGGCTCGTATCCGTAAAAACAGCTTTAGATAAAACCAGCTGGGACAGGTTGAAAGAGCAGTGGCGGAAGGCGGCGCAGGCGTTACGCAGCCAGGAAAACAAAACCATGCTCTTGCCTGCGGATCTGGATTACAAGGCGCTGACTGTGTCGCCGATTGACGCCCAGATCATCGACATGTCAAAGCTCAACCGCTCGATGATTGCCGGGATCTTTAACGTGCCGGCGCACATGATCAACGACCTGGAAAAAGCCACTTTCAGCAACATCACGCAGCAGGCCATTCAGTTTGTCCGCTACTCGATGATGCCCTGGGTGACGAACTGGGAGCAGGAGCTTAACCGCCGCCTGTTTACCCGCGCCGAGCTGGCCGCCGGGTATTACGTCCGGTTTAACCTTACTGGCCTGTTACGCGGCACTCCACAGGAACGCGCGCAGTTCTACCACTTTGCGATCACCGATGGCTGGATGAGCCGCAACGAAGCCCGCGCTTTCGAGGATATGAACCCGGTCGACGGCCTGGACGAAATGCTCGTCAGCGTCAACGCCGCCAATCCGGCGGACGATTTCAAAACCACCAAAACCGAAAAGGAAAAAACCGATGAGTGATCGCGAGACTCGCTGTTACAGCGGTGAGGTCCGTGCCGAACAGCTGGGGGAACAGCCCACGCGCATTATCGGTTACGGATCGGTGTTTAACAGCCGCTCCGAACCCCTCTGGGGATTCCGCGAGATTATTAAGCCCGGCGCTTTCGATGATGTGCTGGGTGACGATATCCGCGGTCTGTTTAACCATGATCCGAACTTTATTCTCGGGCGCAGCGCTTCCGGTACGTTGAGCGTCAGCGTCGATGATAAAGGGCTTCGCTACGACATCGCTGCCCCTGACACCCAGACCATTCGTGATCTGGTGCTGGCACCGATGATGCGCGGCGATATCACCCAGTCGTCCTTCGCATTCCGGATCGCCCACGATGGCGAGCACTGGTATCAGGACGATGAGGGTATCGTCATTCGCGAGATTAACCGCTTTTCCCGGCTCTTTGATGTAAGCCCGGTGACCTACCCGGCCTATCAGGATGCCGATTCCGGAGTTCGCTCCATGAAAGCCTGGCAGGAGGCGCGCGACAGCGGCGCGCTGGCGCAAGCCATTAACCAACGAACGGCGCGCGAGCGCATGCTGACTCTTCTTAACGCGTAAGGAAAAACCATGAAATTGCACGAACTGAAGCAGAAACGTAACACCATCGCCCGTGAAATGCGTGCGCTGCATGAGGGTATCCCTGAAAACACCACCTGGACTGAGGAGCAGCGCACTCAGTGGAATAAAGCAAAACACGAGCTGGATGCGCTCGACGAACAAATCGGTCGCGAAGAAGAGCTGCGCCGTCACGATCAGAGCTACGTTGACGAGCAGGAGCCGGAGCAGCGTCAGCAGGCAGATGAGCGCCGCGCCGCAGCATTTGATCGCCTTCTGCGCCACGGCTTCGGTGAGCTGACTACCGAAGAGCGCCAGGCTGTTAAAGAACTGCGCGCGCAGGGCACCACCCCTGACGATAAGGGCGGCTATACCGTACCTACCCAGATGCGTAACACCATCATCGATGCGATGAAGGCTTACGGCGGGATCGCGAGCGTTGCTCAGATTCTCAATACCTCGAACGGTCAGGATATTACCTGGTCCACTTCCGACGGTACCTCTGAAGAAGGCGAATTGCTTGCAGAAACCTCTGCGGCCAGTGAAGGCGATGTGACGTTCGGCACGGCGATCCTGGGCGCCAAAAAGCTGTCATCCAAAATCATCCGCGTCTCCAACGAACTGCTGCAGGACAGCGGCGTTGATATCGAGGCCTACCTGGCAGGGCGTATCGCACAGCGCATTGGCCGCGGCGAGGCTAAATATCTGGTGCAGGGCACGGGAGCTGGCACACCGCTGCAGCCAAAGGGTCTGGCGGCTTCAGTAACCGGGACAGTCTCTGCGGCAGCGGCGGCAACGTTTACCTGGCAGGAAATGAACAGCCTGAAGCATGCGATTGACCCGGCATATCGCGGCGGACCTAAATTCCGTTGGGCATTTAATGACGGTACGCTTCAGGTAATTGAAGAGATGGTTGATGATCAGAAACGCCCGCTGTGGCTGCCTGATGTTGTTGGCGGTTCCCCGGCGACCGTTCTGGGTATTC